AGACTCTAAAGATGCTACTACTGTACCTCAAAGACATTATGAGATAAGAGGTATAAAATGTAAAGTACCAACAAACTACATACCCAAAGATACTTTAGATGCAAATGGAAATAGAACAACAGTAGCTTCTTATAATAGAAATATAAGTTCAGGAGTTGTTGAAAGTACTTACCAGGATTGGGACGGTAAATTTAGAGGAGACAAAAAAGAGTTCTCTGACCCTAATAGTATAAACCATCTCCCTGTCTATACAACTAATCCAGCTTGGATATTTTTTGATATTCTTACTAATGAAAGGTATGGACTAGGTAAATATTTAGACCCTGATGGAAGCCAAGAATTAATAGACAAATACCAACTATTTGAAGTCGCAAAATATTGCGATGAGTTAGTATCAAATGGAGATAATGGACTTGAACCTCGTTTTGAGTGCAATGTATATATTACTAAATCATCAGAAGCCATAAAAATACTTAAACAACTTATGAGCGTGTTTAGAGGTATATTACTATGGCATAACGGAGAAATTTCTTTAAATGTACAACAAGAAAAAGCACCTATATTTACATTTACAAAAGGAAATGTAGTAGAAGGAGGTTTTACTTATCAATATCCTTCTAAAAGAGTAAGAGCCAATCAAATACGAGTAACTTGGAATGACCCAGAAAATCATTATAAACCTGCTGTAGAATTAGTAGAAGATAGTGAGAATATAGCAAAAACAGGAAGAATAGTAGAAAAAACAACATTAGCTTTTGGGTGTACTTCACAAGCACAAGCACATAGAGTGGGTAAATATCATTTATTAACTGAAATTAATGATAGTGAGGTTGTATCTTTTGTTAGTGGTATTGGTACTCAAGTTTTGAGACCAGGAGACTTAATAGAAGTTCAAGATGCGGACAGAGATAATGTACAACTAAGTGGAAGAGTTTCTAGTGGAGCAACAACAACAGTAATTCCTGTAGATAGATCGGTAGCTTTAAGTTCTGCTGCTAACTCTGACTTAACTCTTATTTTTCCTAAATCAGGTGCTTATTTAGCTCAGCCAAGCGCTGTAATTAATAGTGTAGTCTACAATCAAGGAGATTTAATACTTCAAGCAAAAAATAGCGGAGACTCCTTATATAACTTAGACTCTAAAGAAGATTCTGTAAATGCACGAGATGATGATGGAGATGTACTAGATATTGCTTGGTCAGAAGATGCCAGAATAGAAACAAAAGCAATAAGTTCTTATAATACAACACACGTAGTTGTAAGTTCAGCTTTTAGTGCCGCGCCTGATGAAGAAGTAATCTTTGCTATTTCACAAACTACAGCAAGTGGAGAAAAATTAGCAGGTTCTCCTCAAACTTACATGATAAGTCAGATTAATGAAAGTACTGATAAAGGTTTCTCTATATCAGCTACAAAGCATACTGTAGGCAAATTTGATGAAGTAGATAGAGGATGGAGTATTCCTGCTATACCTGATGTGATGAGACCCCCAAAATCTAGTGATGGTGTTCCTTCCCCAAGAAACGTAACTCTAAAAGTACAAAAAGGACTAGTAGATGATGCAGACAACGCAGATATTTCTAGTTCTTTAGAAGAGAGATTCGTAGCTCCAAGATTAGATGTATATTGGGGTATTCCATTAAGTTTAAGAACTGATGATAACGACACTCAGATTGAGTCCCCTTACGAACACCTACAAAATTTTCAAATAGAACATAATTTATATACTCAACAATCAACACAAGGTAAACCTACTTTTGATAGAGTTGAGGTATCTCCTGAAAGACAAAGCTTTACTTTTAAAGATATACCAAAAGCAGGTACATATATTGTAAGAATAAGAACTATTAATACTTCAGGGCAACCTTCTCCTTTTATACAGAAAAGAATTACTATTAATCCTGAAAAACCTGCAAAAAATCTAGAACCTATTGCAAGAAAAGGTGGTATATTAACAACAGGTTTTAATATAGATTCATCCAATGCTTTAGTACAGTTCACAGAAAGCACATATAACTTTACTCCCGCAGAAAGTGATTTACAAACAATAACAGTAACGAGCGGAACAACTGCACAAACTTCATGTAGCTTTGCAAATTTACCTAGTGGAAACACAGGATATTTACTCTGGGATTACAGTGATACTACTGACCCACTAAAAGCAATCGAGTATCTTGTAGATAATACTGGAGCAGAAACATTTAGATATGCTAAAAATTTAGATGCAACAGCTTTCGTACAAAAAACAGGTACAGCCACAGTAACAGCAGGAAGTTCACTAGTAACAGGTACAGGCACAAGTTTTACAACAGAATACGAAGCAGGAGACTTATTTAAGTTTCATACTGGCTCTACTCATTTTATAGCAACAATCAACCACATATACGATAATACAAGATTAGAAGTTGCATACAATCCAACAGCAAATTTATCTAATAAGAACATCTTTGCACAAAGAATACAACCGAATATAATAAAAGACACTATCATAGGAGAAGTAGCAAATACAAGTGGAACTTTCTCAATAATAAATTATGCTAGTGGCAATAAAGGAACAGACGCGTACACAGTTAATGGCACAAATGAAAACCATAACTTCCCTTCAAATGCTGCAGGTGCTGTCAGTGACTTTGCAAGTTTTTCAAATTTATATACAGTAAAGAAAGGATCTATAGCTTACTCCTTTGCTAGTAGTGGTACTGCTCTAAACACTTTTGGTTTATCAAAATCAGACTCTAACTGTACTTCATCAATTAACGCTTCTACAGGTGTAATAACCGTAAGTGCTATAACTCAAACAAATGCTACTATTACAGTAACAGTAACAGATAGATACAGCAATGAAACTATAGCAACAAGAGTTATATCACTAGGTAAAAGTATACCTGGAGCAGCAGGTGCAGGTACAGACTCAAGAACAGTAAGCTTAACTGCAAGTGATTATGCTATAGCATATAACTCTGGAGGAACAGCACCCCAACCAAGTGGAACAATTACTTTAACTGCAACTGCACAGAACTTTGATAATCCTTTCTTTAAATTTACAGGAGATGGTATCTCTGATGAAGGTAGTTATACGGATGGCAACGCAGGAGACGCAGACACATTCTCATTTAGTGTACCTTCAAGTATAAATACTACTCCACAAACAATTACAGTAGGAGTAGCGGACGGCAACCAAACACAATTAGCTTTTGACTCAATAACACTTACTTCTTTACAACAAGGAAGTCCTGGATATAGTACAATAATATCAAATGAAGCTCATACTTTCCCTGCTACAAAATTAGGGGTAGTATCAGACTTTACAAATTCAGGAACATTTATAGAAGTATTTAGAGGCGCTACAAGACTGACTCCTGTGGCAAATACAAGCACGCCTACTAATGACCAATACTCAGTAACAACTAACTCCGATACTAATATTAGTGTGGGTAGTTTTACACTTAATACAGCAACAAACAGTGCAAACGTTACAGTAGGCAATCACAGTTCATTTACAACTGCAGCAAATACCGCAGAGATTGAGTACTCTATTAATATAGAAAACGAGCTTACAGTAACAAAAGCACAGACTTTTACAAAATCAAAATCAGGTGACGACGGTTCTCCAGGAGGAACTGGACCAAGGACTGCTACTGGATATATTTATTATCAATCAGCATCGGGTAGTGCACCTACCAATCCTTCAACTGCAGGAGTATCATATAACTTTGGCACAAGCTTATTAAGTGGTGGTGTTATTGGTACAGGTGGAACAAATTGGAATCAGATACAACCAACATACACAGGTAGCAATTCAAATAAGTATTGGTATGCTTATTGGAGTGTTGTTGAAGATGAATTCAATGATAGTACTCCAACTATTACATTCTCTATAGCATATCAGGGACAAAACTTTACAGGACTTGTAACATTCACAGGAACTAACCAAATAACAGACGGTAGTAATACGACTACTGCACTAACATCAGGAGATTTAGGTTCTAGCGGAACAACAACAATTGACGGAGGAAGAATAACAACTGGTACTATCAATGCAAATAGAATTAGTATTGCAGGTAAAGATGTATCAGATCTTAATAATGATTCTGGGTTTACAAATGACGATAAGGCAAACTCAGCTTTTGGACAAGCCAACTCAGCATTTGATAAAGGTAATACAGCTCATGGACAAGCCAACTCAGCATTTGATAAAGGTAACACAGCTCATGGACAAGCTAACTCAGCATTTGGACGAGCCAACTCAGCTTTTGGACAAGCCAACTCAGCATTTGATAAAGGTAACACAGCACACGGAGCAGCTAATAATGCTCAAGGTACAGCAGACTCAAAAGTTACTCATGCAAGTGTAAACAGCTCTTCTACTATAGTAGGAGGAGGTGTTGGAGGCTGGGGCATTACAACATATCATTTAGCAGGTGGAGGAATTGTAGGTAACTTTAATACAAATGATAGTACACAAGGCAATGCTGCTTTCCTAAATACAGGAGGACTTTTACTCGGCTCAGACGGTTTTATTTCAGCAAATCAATTTTATGTAGATACGGCAGGTAATGCTAAATTTAAAGGAGAGCTACAAGCCGCAACAGGAAGTTTTAGCGGAAGTATAACAGTTGCAGCATTTAATACAGCAGGAGCCACATCAACACTAGCAGGTACAGCAGCCAATGCTTTTACAGCAGCTAATGCGGCATCTTCTACAGCTAGTAGTGCTTTTGCTAAAGCAAATACAGCCACTAACTCAGCGGCGTCAGCAGCTTCAACAGCTGGTAGTGCTTTTACTAAGGCTAATACAGCTACTAACTCAGCCGCAGCAGCAGCTTCAACAGCTGGAAGTGCTTTTACTAAGGCTAATACAGCTACTAACTCAGCTGCAGCAGCAGCTTCAACAGCCGGTAGTGCTTTTACTAAGGCCAATACAGCCACTAACTCAGCTGCAGCAGCAGCTTCAACAGCCGGTAGTGCTTTCTCTAAGGCCAATACAGCTACTAACTCAGCTGCAGCAGCAGCTTCAACAGCTGGAAGTGCATTTGGTAA